CGGCATAAGAAAAACCAGCTTTGCTATATGGATCTCATCATGCAAAAAGCTGGTTTTTAATCGTATTGTATCAGCAGCGGTTAATCCGCACGGATAGCAGGCCGTGCTCCTTGGATACAGCCACGGCCTCCGATCTCTGACCGAGGCTCGCGTTTTGTGTGGTCTGCACGGAAACCGAAACGCCGCGCATAGCGCACAAAGTGGCTTTCTTTGTTGCTGATCGGTAAGGCCGAGAGGATAAGGTCGGCGCCGAGACGTGTCAAAAACTTTGCCATGTCGCAAATCAGTTCTTTCAAGCGCTCAAACATTTGTATGCCTCCTCTCCAAAAGTGTCTACTGTGGACACTCTAAAATCACGCTAACCGCCAGCTGGATTTGAACCAGCACCCACGGAATGGATGTGCGCAGTGGTTGGCTGCGCAGTGATGTTTTCGTGGTGTCACCATCGTTGTCCCGCCTTAAATGGGCGGCGCTCTCCCAATTGAGCTATGGCGGCATATAATAAGCAGCTTTGCCTGTCGTACACAAAGCCGCTGCATCCGGAACTTTCGCGGCCAGATGCTCCGCTATGCAATGCACCAGCGCCCATTTGCTTGCGCATTGTCTGGCATTCCCGGCAGGGATTAAACCTGCAACCTGCGGTTTTGGAGACCGCTGCTCCATCACTTGAGCTACGGGAATATAAGACGCCGCCCTTGGAATCGAACCAGCCGTGTCTACACACGCACCGCGCTCCAAACTGCGCTCAGGCGGCCATATAAAACAGCCCTGGTTCTCCGCCAGGGCTGTTGTTTGACGCACATCCCGTCGGGAAGTCTACCCACACCTTCAGGGATTCAAAGCTTTCTCTCGTAGCACGGGAGGTTAAGCGTGCAGCTTTGTGGGGGATGAGTCCATGCGCCATCTGGTGCGAAACCGTGGAGTCGAACCACGCGGAGAGGGAGTCGATCACCCTGCCCCATTCGCCCAGAACTGCCGTTCTGAACGGAGCCGTGCCGAAATCTCGCATAGAATCAGCCCGCGAAACGTTGGTGATCTGTGCCTACGGACAGCACAGGGCCGGAACGTTCTGGGGCTGCATTGCATCGGTGGGCCTTTTCGGCTCTGCCGATACTACTACGATACCACCGATTCCGCTCAAGTGTCGATGATGTCCACTGTCGAAAAGTGTCACGAATTATTGTGCAAAACTGTCAAAATCGCGGAACGGTGTATCCTCCCATATCTCTGCCAGCTGACGAAAGCCCTCCGAAATGGCTGTGGAGACCGTCCGCGCGTTTGAATAACCGACCTCTCCGGCTGCGGCTGCCCTGGTCTTTCCCTCCACATAGCAGAGCGTGATACACCGACTGCGCTTGATGGACGCAGGGTCCGCGTTGAGGAGATAAGCGAAGTCGATGGCTTCTTTCTGCATCTCGGCGTACTGGCATTTCATCTCGTGCAGATGCTTTTCGGCGTCCATCGCGGCATCGGTATTGTTTCCGACCTTATCGCTGACACCAGAGCGCCCGGACACACCGGATACGCTGGAAGTAGTCGTTGTAGCTGCGTTCTTGAGGTCTGCGATGCGCTCCTTCTGCTGCAAAATAAGAGACCTCATTTGGGGCAGGCGTTCAAAATACCGCCGTACTTCCAGCGCGCGGGGGTCCTCTGGTTTCGACGCGTCTGCGTCAGGTGTCCATGTGCGGCTCATTGTTTTCCTCCTCCATTTCTATTTCATTTCCCCATGCATCCCAGCCGGGCGCACGTTGCCGGGCAAAAAGTTCAATGCGTGGCACATCCCCCAGCAATTCCACAATGCGCCTCCGTATTTCTTCTGGTTTTACGCTGTGCGCTTGGATAGGTGCCTCAATAACCTGCTGTACAGAGTGGCTTTTTATCTGTTTTTTTGCACAAAAGCCATACGACACGCCCAACAGACAAATTTCTGCGTTTGCACGTGTGTACGCACCCATACCAACAAAATTTTTTCCGCATTTGTATTTTTTTACCCAAACAAAAGCAGCGGTTTTGTAAGTGAACCCCCAAGCATCCATAACTCGAAGTGCATCCGGGAGTGTGGGAAACGTTGCCCACATGAATAATCGGCATCCACACCCCGCAAGCTGTTGGACAGGCAGAGCGCAAATATCATCGGTGGTCATAGTTTTGTAATGCTGGGCTACGTACCCTTGTTTTTTACCAGCCGCTCCTTTTTGCAGATAGTTCCACGGTGGATCTGCGTATATGACTGAGTACTTTTTGTTTGGCAAGTCCATATCATCACTCCATTTCATCAATCCAGATCTCCGCTCTTGGGTTTTGCTTGTCGTAATCCACCCGGCTTCCATCGTGAGCGGCAACGATGCGGCTGTTGTCGTCTTCCAGCACACCGGCTGTCACCAGTATGTCGCAGGTGGCCTCGATCAGGTTTGCAAGGTCAACCTTGCGCCGGGTAGCCATGTAGTACACGCACCGCACGTTCACGCGGGCAGAGATAGGCTCAGGCGGGGCGCGTATCTGCCACAGGCAAGCGGTCTGGTAATCCTCAAACGCCGCGCTTGGGGCCACGAAGCGCCGCCCTCCGCGCCCTTGCAGGATGCGGGCACTGTTTTTCTTTGTGCGGGGGTCGCCGTAGAGGGTTAATTTCATCTGCCGTCCTCCACGTAGCACCAGCTTTGCGGCGGGCGTTCGATTCCGAATACTTCTCCCCGGCAAATCAGCTTTTCTGCGTCCCATCTGCGGCAGGAGCAACAATCTCCGCGATGTGTGCAGGGCTGTATCGCCCATAACTCTTTAAGATTCACGGGCCTATCGTAAAATTTAAGTTCTGAAATGTGCCAGCCATAGCCATTACGACCTTGCAGATATTTTTTAGCGGTTTCTTCGGTCAAACAGGCGGCTTGAAGCAGTTCATCTGCCGGTTTATACAACCCGTCCAATGTCAAAATGTTTATATCCATCATCGTTCCGACGTGGACGAGTTTGTCGATTTTGTCACAGGTAAACTCACCAATTACTTTTCTGTCCATCTTCCGCAAGCCCTTTTGTGACCTCATTAGCCATCCGCTATTGCCGGAACAGTAGATGTACACCTTGAACGGCGTTTCCAGCTTCGGGCGGTTCCTGCGCACCTCCACGGTTTTCATTCCGCTCCAAATCAACTTGCACCAATTTGGCCGGATGCTCAAAAGAACTGCTTTGCTCATTTTTGCTCTCCTTTCATTCGTCTCCTCCGTTTGAGCTCAGATAGCGCTTTCGGCCCCGCTCACGGTGCTTGTCCTCGTATGTACGGTGGTAGCAGCTCATGGTGTGGGTCATATCGTAGGTGTAGGCCAGCTCGGCCTTGTGCATCTGCTGCCATGTTTTGAACCGCTCGCAGTGGTCGTGGCAGCCGGGCTTCCGGTCCGGGCAGCCCTTGCAGGTCGAGTTGGTCATCGGACCGCCTCCGTCCGAACCGGCTCGAACTCGTCGAACTCCGGGTAATGGCTTTGCGCGAGCTGCATTGCGATGTAACCGGCCT